CTAGAAGAGAAGTTTGTATTCGATAGTAACTTGCGATTCCAAACAATGACAGACTCTATGCTGTCTCGCAGCATCAATTCCCTGTCAGATTATGTCAGTAATCCAGAGCTTGAGATTTGTATGAATGTTTGGTCTTTCTTCGAAACTATTCATAGCAACAGCTATACATACATTTTACAGAACATTCATCCAGACGCCACTAAATTCTTTGATTCGATCTTAGAAGATAAGGAAATTGTAAAGAGGGCTCAAGCCATTTCCAGTCGTTACGATGCCTTGCTTAACACAAAGAGCGATGATCCAAAGCAGCAGATATTTGAAGCTCTTCTTGCAACCCAGATTACCGAGGGCGTAACCTTTTACGTTTCTTTTGCCTGCTCCTTTTACTTTGGATATCGTGGGAAGATGGAGGGCAACGCCAAGATTATTAACCTTATCTCCCGTGACGAAAATCTTCACGTTGCTATCACTCAAAACATCCTAAAAGCTCTTCGTGACCAACCAAAGGAAGGCTTCCAAGATATTATTAAAAAGAATGAAGATAAGATTTATGAGGCTTATAGAATGGCCGTTGATTCCGAAAAGGAATGGGCTGACTATCTTTTTTCAAAGGGCAGTCTGATTGGACTCACCGCCGATTCTTTAAAACGTTATGTTGAATGGCTTGCTGATAATAGGCTTACTTCAATGGGTTATAAAAAGATTTATAATGTCAAAGGTAATCCTCTTGCTGGCTGGCTAGACAGCTTCTACGACAGCAAAAAGATCCAAGTAGCCCCTCAAGAGACAGAAATCTCTTCCTATGTCAAAGGCGTTGACAATAAGATTGATGAATCTGTTTTTGATATGAAGTTTTAATTAAGTAAGACTAAGCAAATTACCTCTAGGGTCGAGCCATTCAGATTCATCTCTGACTAGCTCGGCCCTTTCGTTTGCCCTAATAATAGCTACAAGTCTTCCATTAGCTTCTTCAACGTAAAGAGTATTCTCGTTACGTCTACTTAAAATAGTTACCTTCGATCCTTCTGGAACATCAGATGGTAATATTAATGTTGAGTCGCTTGTCAATGAGACTAGAATAAGGGAGTTCAAATAAGAAACCGGCAATTGAGTTTTTACCTCAACTCTTTTAACCTTACCATTTGATCCGCTCACACTTCTACCATTATAAATAAATTCAACTCCAAGGATTGCAGACTCTGAACCTATTTCAGTCCAATTTACATTTGATCCTGGATCACGAATTTGATATTTTCTACCTCTAATTAAAGAGGCTTGAGCATGAACACTTATTAAATTATTTTCGCCCCTGCCTCCGTCCATAGAAAGCCTATTAGATACCGAAGGGGCTACAAAGTCTGGTTCCGCCTCTAAATATCCGCTGACCACATTTGACATTTGTCCTTCGCCAAAATCATCCCAAGGTCTAAACCTAAAATAATACCATACTCCAGTTTGCAGTCCTGCTCCTAATGTTATTGTATTGGAATAACCTCTTGTTTTATCAAGCGGCATATACATAAACATATTAGATAAAGTTGGAGAAACATCAGGAGTAAAGCCAACAGAATCTCCTGTGAATATATCAACCCCATACACATCTTTGTTTGATGTTGCCGCATAGCAATTAAATACTATTTCGCCTTTAGATATATTTTCAGTCAGCGTTGTAAAAGCTATTCCAGAAAATCCTGTAGTATTTGCTGCTGTTATTTGACTTAGGTTAGCAATTCCAAGTGGATTATTTTTTGTTCTTGGTACAGTTCTTGGTTCGTTATTTCCTCCAATAACATTATTTATGTAATGTTGTTCTGCCCAAACTGCAAGCGGAGTGTTTTTATTTACATATGTATTATAATGATTTATTAAGTCATCGTAAGCGTATGCATAAGCCTCATAATCAGGTTCTCCTGTCCCTCTGAAATTTATTCCGACTCCTTTTCTTGTTGCTGAGGCAGTTATCCCAGTTCCATTGTATCCAGTTGCACTTAAGAAAGCTCCAGAAATATCTTGGAAATAGATTTCTCTTGATTCATCTTCGCTTCTTAATAAATAATTATCTCCACCAGTCCAATTTCTTAAACCAGATCCAGATATTGTACCAGTAGTAGTCGCATTCTGAGGGTTCCATAGAGCGATTCCAGTAAATGTACTATTGCCGTAATATCCAGAAAGCACATAATAAGGAGAGTTCTGATAAGAATCAATGACTTCAATATTTGTATATTGAGGTATAATATTATATGCAAAAAATGTTCCAGTCTTTGTAAGGTTAGTGTTGTCAGTAACCGTCACTCTAAGACCAACATATCTTTTGGCCTCTACGTCTCTTGGGTTATCTTTTTCTCTGCTAAAAAGCTGTATGTTTCTTTTCTTTGTTAAAGTATAAGAAAATCCTTGATATTCTTTAATTTCGTCAACAATATTGCCAGCTTCATCTAAAACATGAAGAGTTACCTTTGGAGGCAAATCCATGAATGGATTTTCAAGCATTTGTTCGACGCCGCCTATCACACCTCCAGTTGGATCAATGTATTTCCAACGAAATGTTACATCTGATGATGTAAAATTACCTGCGCCTCTACCAGAATGAGTGGTTTGATAAGTTAAAAGATAGTATAAGCTATTTACATCCGCTGTATCAATGGTTAATCCGCTTGGTATCGTTGAAGTTAAATTAGCGCCTCCAATAGATAAAGTTGGTGATGGCAAAACCATTACCCCTGTTTGTGCAGGATCTGTAGAAAGCAGTTTGTATTGAACTCCTTGAGAGTAAACATTTATATCATAAAGACCATAAATTCCACTTATTGGAACTGTTAATGTGGTAGTTCCAGATGGTACTGAATAAGCCTGAGTGATTGCGTCGGATTCGTTCGCTGTCGAATAGTCTGGTTTGCTGATATATACTTTATATCCTGTTATTGGGCTTGTGCTGGCGTTCCAAGTAAAATATAAACCAGTTCCAGCAAAAATTCCAGTAGAGGTTATCGCGCTTGGCCGCTCAGGCTTAATAACTACATCATATGGACCTCTAACATAATAACTTGGAGAGGTGTCAACAATATCTTTTTCTATAAAATCTTCTTTGTCGGCTATATATTCAATGCCCACTACGCCATATTGATTAGACTCTTCTTCTTTCGTTGAGATAGTCTTGTATAATTTTGGTTCGACACCAGAGCCGCTTAATACATAAAGAGAACCTTCTTGAATTAAATTAAGATTTCTAGGATTAGTATCTACAGATAAATTGTAAAATCCTCTTGGATAGCCTGTTCCATAAATAAGCCCACTATAACCAATCCCATTGGCTTCTGCTAATGTTCTCAAATCAGTTTGGCCGAGTGTTCCCGCTCCTACATAAACTTCTAAACCTAAAGATCTAAACGCATTTGATACATGTGAAGAGGTTAATGAAGTATCTAGGTAAATTTTTTCTGAGCCATAAAAATTTTTAGGCAAACCTACCGTATAAAAACCAAGATTATTGCCCAAACTCCATTTTGATTTAGCTGCGCTGCCTGCATCATAATCACTGGCAAATGCATTGGCTGAAGTATGAGCTTTTGTACAAATATACGGAATAGAATCTACTTTAACTACATCTCCTATAGAATAAGCTCTTCCCTTCTCCCATTCAAGATGGCTTGATTCATTTCTGTTTCCAAAGTCTGCTTGAACAAAAGTATAATATGGCCTTAATCTGCTAAACGCCAAAAGGTCTCTATAAGTAAATAATATGTTGCCATATTCTCCAATAGTTTTGGACGCTCTTTCTAAAACTCTATATCCTCCTTTGATTAACGCGCAGGCATAGCCATAATTATTTGTCGCAGAACTAGTGTCGTCTTTGCCAATTTTAAATATTTCTGTGGCAGCAAAAGAGGCCCAAGTTGAATTCGGCGCAAACTGATTACTTACTTGAGTCCCTCTTGTAAAGACAATAACTACATCTCCATTGCTTGCGCTTGTGTATATAGAATTAGAAAATATTGCATTTAAATCAGATATCGCTCCAGATGCAGTCACTACACCAGCGGCGCTTATTCTTGCTGCATAAATCTGACTCGTATTTATTGATAAAGCTGTTGAGCCGTTGATATTAAATACTGAATTTGAAGAAATCGAGTAAGCTATATTCCCCGTCCAATTCGCTTCGCTTCCAATGACTTGCCCAGTTCCAGCAGAACCAAGAAAGTCAATGTCGATTTCAAAATCAGAAAGAACACCAGATACATCAGAAAATGTTAAAGATTCCCATCTTGGATTTCCGCCTGCGACAACGTGATCTGGGAAAACATAAGGCGCACCAGTTAAAACTGTTTGTCCGGTATAGCTTGCTCCAGAAATTCTTCCCTCGATAGAATATACGTCTGTTACTACGCTTTGGAGATAAAAATCTCCAGTCAGTGTAAGGGTAGCGCCGTAAGCATCGTCGGTTACCGTGTGTATATTAAATTTTCTTGTTTGCTTTTGTCTTCTTGCTCTAATTTGGGCCAAAGTACCAGTAAAATCACCGTCGTTTCCAGTAAGGGAATTTAAATCAGAAACCGCAAAATTGCCAGATGGAATATGAATATATATTCCAGAATCTAATCCATAAGGATCTTGTGCGGTTGGAGCTTTAAATTCTCCATCTATTTTTATATTATTGGTTGCTGTATCAACAGATAAAATTCTACCAAAAGTTCTTCCAACATTTCTGATTTCATCGCTTACTCCAAAAATGTCTCCTGGTTGCAGATATGCCGCTTCCATGCCAGCTACAAAGCTAACAGTATCCGCCTCAAACATAGAGCTAAATAAAATATAGCGACCAATTCTTTTAGCCTCTGATCTTGATGTGCAGCCAGCAGCATTTACTTTAAACGGATTTATTCCATATTTTCTTATGCCATCTACATCTTCAACAAATTCCATTTTTGTTTTATAATCATCAAATCTATCGTTATATACGATCTCAACCGTTGTATAACGTTTGTTCCTTGCTGTTTCAGTGTATTGAAAAGCTCCATCTCTAATATTTGCATTAGCAAAATACATGATAGGATCTTTTGGCCGATCTGCAAAAAATGAAAATCCTTCTGTATTCCAATATACAATTCCTTTAAAAATTGCAGCTATATCTTTTAATATGTTATAAGCCTCGTCTTTATTAAAAAATATAATATTGCAGGTATATCTTGGCTCAAGTCCACCTTTGCCATCTGGTACGCCCTTAAATTTTCCATCGTCATCTACAGCGTCACAGTAGCGACCAATATCATAAAGTGTCCATTTATCGATGGAGCCAAAATCTATAAGATTGCCTAACCCATAATTAAAATCGGTAATAATATCATACAAAATCCAAGCTGGATTGTCTGTCCAAGCTATCTTAAATGTTCCATCCCAATCTCCGTAATAAATTCTATTACTATCATAAAAATTTGTATCACAAAATTGTTGCAGCTTAGAATCGGAATCGTGAACAAGGCTAAACTTGGCTCCTCCAGTATCAATAGCCAATTCTCTTAATGTTCTTGTTCCAGAAAAATCTGGATCAGTATTTAAATAATAAATTTGAATTCCATTTTCTCTTGCTTGGTTTAAAAGAAGATTATAAGTGGTTTCTGCCATTACCTCTGGAGTAGAACCAGAAAAATAAATTAATTTTCTTACAGTATTTTTCCAAATAGTTTGCAGTAATGAAGCTTCAGAAGCTTTTCCAATTTCATCCGTTATGCTAAATTGGCTTTTTCTAAGAAAAAAATTCGCAATTATTGTTTCGTCTGGGTTTGTGACTGGATTTAATTTAGTTTCCGACAAAGCAGAATCAAGCAGTTTTAAAAGATTTGTTTGATTTGCTCCTGTCGAATCTGGAGTCTCTACCTCAGAAAACAAATAAGAATTATAATAGGTGAAGCCATTAATAGTATCACCAGTTGCCTCATTTATGATTGTGTCGGTAGTATCAGCCGCTGTTTGCCAAATAGAAAATCTAACATTAGTATATCCCGCGATTAGTTTTGCTATAAACGACTTTAAGTTTCTTTTTAGCAATAAGCGTGTAGCAGAATTCATATTTTGATCTACTACAAAAATAACATCTAAAGTTGTTGGATTTGCTGGATAATCTGGATTTGAAAATACATATCGTCTATCCAATCCGTCTCCTCCAATTGGGAAATAATTAGAAGGAACTTTAATCTTCTTCATTTTCACATCAAACTCTTTTGAAGGAATTTGAGGAAAGCTTCTTGAATCAAATTTCAATCCAACGTGAGCCGTAAGAGGATAAGAAAAATTTCTATCTACTACTTCATAAACCGTATCAACTGTGACATCTCTTTTAATCAAGGGCGATATGGTTTCGGCTGTAATTTTTTCAATGGTAATATACCTATCTTTACCATTAATGGCCTCTGGCAAAACTATTTCATTAGAAGAAATTTGCAGGTATTGATCTACTACATTGCCATTTTCTCCACCATTTCCGCCTTCCTCCGGTTCTCCGTTTGTGTTGCTCATTTATATATTATATATCTTAAGCTGTTATTGTAAAGGTTCTAACATTATATGAGTATAAGTTTGTTGGATCTGTACCTGTTCCAGAAGCAGTTAGCCTTACCGCTGGATTATCTGGAGAAGTCGCATCAATATACACATAATGCGTTCCCAAGCTTAAACTCGCTGTCACTGACGCTGGAATAGAAAAAGAAAAAGTTCCATCAACTCCAATCGATGAACCGGGGCATTGGACTGATTTTACTTCTGGTAAGAAAAATGGAGCCCCAACTCTGCCAACATCAATCCAAGCTGTAACACTTAATGCGCCTTTTTCCCTTGTGGTTGCACCATTAGTTTCTACATAACTTGCTCTACCAGACAAAGCTATCGCAGAACCTCTTGAATAAGAAGCGTTTATTGTATTAAAAACGCTATATCCGCCACCTATTCCAATAGCGGTTGAACTAACAATGCTTTTTTCAAAAGCTACTGGAAAATAATCTTTTTTCTCTCTTTTTCGTAAATTATAAATAATAGCCAACACATCAGAATAATTTCTGGGTCTAATTTTTGATGCAAGAACTTCTTCTACTGTCTTTTGGTTTTGCATTTTTATGAAGAAATTTGATTGGTATTTGTCAATCTATCATCAAACATTATTGAGCTAAAGTAATCTCTGAAACTGGTAAAAGATCCTCCAGTTGGGCTGCGCGTGATTAATCCGCCAGCTCCCCCTCCTCCAAGCGATCTATAATTATATGGCCCTCCGAATGTTGGGGCAACGGGCTCTCCAAGCGTAAGGGCGAATGGAGCCTGCGCTGTTCCACTTATCGGGTACTCCATAATAGAAAATGGAGCCGCCCCATCGATTCCAGTTTTGACCAATAGTCTTACAGTTGTTGATTTGCTCAAACCAATATCTTCGCCTTTGCCGCCGCGCCCAATATCTACAGTATCGAATAGAGCTTCAACCAATAGACTTACTCTTACTTTTTTTACGTCTTTATTTCTTATTTGATGAACAAATACAAACGGATCTTGTGATTGAGTAGGCCAACCAACAGCCCATTCGGAGAAATTTCTTATTGCTGGCACTCCTTTTTCTCCATTACTGTACCTTTTATCAATTGAGCCATCTGGGGTAAGCTGATTGTTTATTGGCCCTAATAATTTAAATCCAGCGGGCTTCATTATGTAAACATTTCTAAAATTCGCCAAAGGTTTTTGATTTTCTGTCCCAAGATTTATTTCCATCATAACGTTTCTAAAGTTATATTCTCCGTAGGCATTCATCACTGGAGTTTTATTTAAATAAATACCTTTCAACATATCTAATCCATAAACCTTTTTGCCAAATTTATCAACAAGACCATAGATTGGCCCTTCACAAAGAATATCAACGCTTTCAGAAATCGAAATAGACCTTCTTAAGTCTTGTCTTCTTGGCGGGATCAGCGAAGGAGTGTCACTCTCTCCTTTTCCTCCTCTGTAAAATCTATATGGATTTAAAATTTTCATATTAAACCTGAGATTGAATTGGTACAGTTCCTAAAGTAGTTCCTTTAGAAATCGATTGAACAGGAAGAAATCTTACATTCATTCTTACTGGAGAAGAAACAAGGGTTGTTTTGTTTTTTACAGTCGCTTTACATATGTATCTTGATTTGTATGTGGCGTAACCATTGTCTCTAGCTCCATTGACTACTCTTCTATTAGCTACAAATCTTACAATTCTATTTGATTCTGCCGAAGTTTGTTGGGCGTAGTTTACAAAATCTTTTGTCACTATTGCATTAGCGTCGGAGGTGCCAACGTTTGCGCCATTATAATAAAAGACCGTACCCGCCGCACTTGAAGCCGCTCCTAATTGAGTCCAAGAAGTAGTGCTTGGAACTATAATCTTATAACTTTGCCCGCTTACCATCATTTCTCCTGCGCCGTCCGCTGGAGTTATATATCCAGAAACGCCTTGGCTTAAAAATTTATTTTCTTTTGGAAACTGCAAGTCATCAAGAGAATAAAAAATCTTTTCTTTCGGAAGTGCAGTCCAAGCAGAATATGATCCATTTCTATCTGTATCGTATCTATAATATACAGTTATTCCTTCTGCTCCTCTAGAATCTTGAACTCTAGCGTACAAACGATGATAGCCAGCCGTTAAATAAATTGGATTAACAGTTGAATGAAGAGCGTGTATTTCTCCCGTCGTTGGACTTAGTGGATTTACAAATCCAGAATACATTCCGTGCCCACCATAATATGTAGAAACTCCACTTTGATCTATATACAAATCTGCTGCATCGTCAGAATCTAATTTGAATTGAAACTCACCTACTTGCGCTACTTTTCCATCTCCATCGCCTTGCGCTGCGGTTTTATTGAACGTCATACCTATTCTTGGAGTTAATGCAGTTCCTCCTTGACCAGTTAAACCAATACTGCTCCACTGACCAGTATTGCCGACTTTAATTATTTCATAAGTGCCTTGACTAGTTCCGAGTTCATATACATTTTTTATTCTTCCTTCAACTGAAACGTAAAAATACCCAAGAAACTCCATTCCGTAATTATCTAAATTTGAATTTATGCCTTGAATCGCAGGCTCATTTAATCCATCAAAATTTCCAACGTGAACAAATTGCTTATTATCAGCATAAGCTGGATAATCATTAAAAAGAGTATTCATTTGAGTAGTATTAGAAGGAGATTCTACTCTCGTCCAAATATTACTTTCTGCAATGGGCGCTCCATTTCCATCTAATGCGCCAGTGGCTGGCAAATGACCAGAATTAACTGCAACGCATTTATACAAATACTCTAATGTCGGGGGTAAAACTTTTCTCCAATATAACGAATTTATAGCTGCGCCTTCCCCCGTTGGTGTAATACCAGAAAATCCAGTTCTATTATCTTCTTTTGCTTGAAAATAAGTATTAGTTTCTGACCCAGTTGGGTAATCAACCATTTCTCCACTAAGATATCGATATCCAGTATCCCAAGAATTGAATATAAATTTATAAAATTGTTGTGGCCCAAACTTTACTAGCTGCCCAACCTGATATGATGCAAAAAAAGCCGGATACGTATTTTTTATGTTATCATAATAATTGGTTACTTTAAAGTCTGGAACATGGTAAGATCTTAAAATTATTCCGCTTTTAAAAGAATATGGATTTTCTATTCTTACTTGTCCTTTTGAAGCGTCGGTGCTTACCTCTTCCCATTCGTATTTTATATCTGCATCGTAAGTAGGCAAATCAGGATTTGATACTATTTCTGTATTTTTCCTTAATACAACTTCGACTGGTCTCGACACTACTTTTTCAGCACTATTTGTTAATATGTCTATGTAAGAGTTTAATACATTAATATAATACATGCTCAAGGGCTCTTCAAATGTAGCGGCTTGATTTGTAGAAAATGAATCTTGCTGGGTCAATTCTTGCTCGTCTGCGAATTCTAATTGAGTATAATCGTTTATAGGCTTGTCAACAGGAGTCATTAGCTGTTTGACATCAGCGTTGATAGCATAATGATCGACGCTGGAACTTATTTGAGAGGAGCCTATTTTTAATCTTCCGTACCCAACTGGGACAGCTTGACCTTGAGAAGTATTAGATGGCTTGTTTCCAAACAAATAAGATTTGCCGCCAGCTTGAATTTCTTGATTAAAATCAGGTTTTGGAGGCGGGAAAAGTAGGCTCATTACTCCTTGGAGAGCTATCGAAGCTCCAATCATGCCTACGAATCCTGCCGCTCCAGCTAAAGAGCCACCAGCAGCAAAAGCTCCCATTGCCGCTGGTCCGCCAATTGCAGCAAGACCTCCAGTGACAACAACTAACGCTAATCCAACTACAAGCATTCCAATAGCGGCTCCATTTTTACCCGCCCCCCAAACTACTGGAACAATATGAACTTCCTTTGGAGCTTTCGCAATTAAAAGTTGCTTTTCCTTTTCAATCACTTCATCATCAACTATTATTCTATAAAATATACCTTTTGCGGCTAATTTTTTAATTTCATCCAAAAACCCTTTTCTATTCGCATTTACAGCCAAAAAAACTTCTTTTGGAGAACTTATATTAAATTTAAATTCATCTCCAAATTTATTTCTTAATTCTCCGTATAAAAATACATTAGTCATAATTTTTCCTTAGTATTTCAATAAACTCTTTGTTTACATGAGGCTTTCTTGGAATAATTAAATTAAATTTTTGCGTTTCTTTGCTATAAATAAGATAAGGGACACAAGAATTTTCGCAATTAAATCTATCAAATTTTGACTCTTGTTCTCCGCAAGTTGGATGCGTATGGTAAATAGCAGCGAGTTTGCCGCTTCTGATTTTACGCATAATCTCTAATGGGTGTATTTCAAATATTTCATCTTGGTATGAAGCTATATTTTTAGCTGGTTCACTTTTTAAAACTCCATCTTCAACTAGAATAAATCCACAAACTTCAATTTCAGATGTATTCGCGTGTTCGATAATAGATTTCATTATTGATTTATTGCGTATTCTTCTGTTCCAGGAAAGCCACCAAAAGGAAGCGCGCCATCACTTCCAAACCTAAGTTTGCAACCATTTATTGATTTTGAGCATTGATCTGTAATCCAGTGCTCTCTATTAAAAGATGGGTGTTTAGAGCCAGTTGCAGTGTGCGTTTTTGTACACATGTAAAATTTTAATAATGGCGTCCAATTCGGTATTTCATTTATATTTTTTTTAGCAACTTTTATATGTGGGTTCTCTATGTAAACATAATCTCCAACTTTATAATTAGTGTCAATTTTCCATAAACCCTTGTTTATCGCATTTCTTAAAGCTTTGATTTCGATGTTGACCCATGCATCTAATGGCGAAGAAGAAAAAAATCTTTGAAGATTTGTTAGCAAATTTCTTTCTGAAGCGTCATAGTACCATCTTGCACTTGGAACAGAAACCCAAGTTGAAGATGCAGGAACTTTATAGTAAATCGTTAAACCTTGCGGGTTTGGATTTTGAGCGCCTGCATTTTCATAAAAACGAATTAATACACGATGATAACCTTCTTGTAAAATTATAGATCCTGTTGTTCCTTGGGGAGTTGAGCCTGTCTGCGGGCCTTTTCCATAATCTGCGCCAATAAGTCTACCATCTATAAATATCTCAGCAGCATCATCTGGATCAACGCCAAAATAGTACTCTCCACCTTCTGAAGAATCTACTTTAAAATAACCAAGATACTCAAGATAGTAATTATCTTCAGCATAAACTGAAACAGAAGTAACTACATCTTCTCCATCAGGAGTTTGAAATTGAGCCGCTGCTATTTTACTAGTGAATTGAGCACTATTATTCGGTTCAACTGCATCAGTAGTATTGTATTTTCTTCGTATTAAACCAGGAGTAAATGTAATTTCTTTAGCTAGCAATGTTTTATCATTTTCGTCAGCTACTGGTGGACCCATATAACGGCATCCATTTCCACGGTAATGGAAACTGCAATATCTCGCCATCACTGTTCTTCTTGGGAAAGTTACGCTATCTATTTCTAAAGGAGAAGCTAATTCAAATTCTACTAAAGATCTATTTTCGCTCGCCCTTCTTAAAATAAAAAATACTTGATCTTCTAAACCTGCTGTTGAATCAGCGGACCCATATGGATTTAAACCATCAGAAAAGTTAACGTTATCCAAAAATTTTACAAATGTTCTTTTTCTTACGACTTTTGCCCCAACAAGATTATTATATCTTCTAATTAAGTTAGAAACAAAAAAGTCTTGATTAGATACGGCAAGTTTAGGTCTTGGCAGTCCTCCATCTCCTTTTGCTTCAAATCCAGAGCTTTGAATTGGGAAGGGAAGGTATTCTTGACCTTGCCAATAAATAGAACCATTAATTCCATTAGTTCCGCCATGAATGTAAAGTTTATCATCTGGACGATTAATGTAATCGTAATAAATAATGAAAAACTCCAACAAAGCCGTTGGCTCAAGCGAAAAAAGCTCTGTATTGACTTTTTGATTTGCCCCTCTTGACATTTCCTTTTACCTTTAACTATATTACACTGATGGGCACCAAAAACCAAATAAAAATAGATTCCTTTGAGATTCGCCCGTTAAGAACTAACGATATTCCAGAGGTTCTTAGATTAGCTGTAAAAGCTCAAGGGTCATTTGGTATCACTTCTACCGTATCTCCGTCTATGTTTTTAAAAGAGATGGCGGTTGGCATACAAAACAATTCAAAAACAACTATAGTTTTTGTAGCTCCCAATCTTGCAATTTTTTGCGTATTTGTATTTAGACACTTAACCAGTGTTTCAGCGGAATTGAGCTATGTATTTTCTGATCCTAAAGTAATTCAAACAGAAAAATTGAAAAAATCAGCTTATGACATATTCGCTAATTGCGGATACAGAGAGGTTTATGTTAATGTTTTTAAAAAACGAAAGAGACTGAACTCGTTTTTAAAAATTTTAAAAACCTATGGCTTTTCAGAGGTTATGGAAGACAATGACTCTTTTCTAAAATTGAAGTTCAAAAAGCTTGACAACCCTTAAGAATCCCTATTACCATGGGGAATGAAGTTTGAGAGACTAGTCCAGCTAGCCAGAAATCTAATCATCTACGACGGCATCAACCTTCGCTGTCGTCACTTTGCGTTTATCCTAAATAAAAACAAAATAGTTTCGATTGGCAAGAACTCCAAGAAGTCCCACCCAATTAACCAAAAGTATGGTTACTTTGATGGCAGTGGACTACATGCAGAAGCTTGTGCGATTATTAAGTCTGGCAAGGTCGATCATACCAAAAATACTTTAGTTACCTTCCGAATCGATAGGAATGATAAATTGGCAATGGGTAAACCTTGCAAACACTGCCAAAAGCTATTGAAAGATGTTGAGTTCAAAGAAATATATTATACCGATGAGCAAGGAGATTTTTGTAAAGCATGAATATTTTAATTATCGAAGCGACCAGTAAACGCAAGCCCCTTGCCGAAGACTACAGTGATACGTCTATCGTACATTGCCGCAACAGTCTTATCTTGAAGCACGCTCTGGGCGCGGATCTTCTTGATGGCGAGTACGCGCTTCCACAAGTGCTTGCCAAGCAATATGATGTAATTATCTGCGCTTACGCTTCGCCTTATATGCCTCACGTACCTTATAGGCAAATTATTGAAAAGAACCCAAAGGCGCGTTATGTTTGGCTCGTAAACGATCACGATGTTGAAGATAATCAGCTTCTGCGGTGGGGCGTCATCGAAAAGGGTCTGGTCTACGATATGATTTGCAACAATCCAAGAAGCGGCTATAGGCATTGGATATTGAACAAGAATATCGCAAATAGAAAACTTAATGACTTTATCCACAAGTGGCTCACAGTCAATTTAAATTCTTTGATTATTGACCCAGATAGAACTCCAGTAAACCACTCAGATAAGAATGGGGTTATTTATTATGGCACTTATCGCAAGTGGCGCGCAGAATCTTTTAAGAAATTCTTGACAAAGGGCGTTTTTCTTTCAGCTTCCAGTAAGAACTGGAAGAAGTTCCAAGCTCTCGGTTGCGATTGCAACTATATGCCAAAGCTTGAATGGCAAAAGAACAACGAAGACCTCCGCAAATTTAAATATTCAATTTATATGGAAGACGAGCATACTCACACCAATTACGCTTTTCTTGCCAACCGTTTCTACGAAGCTCTGATGTCTGATGTCGTGATGCTGTTTGACGCTGATTGCGCCAACACCATCCAGAAATGCGGCTATAAGATACCAGAAAACCTAATCATCACTAACGATAAACTTAAAGATGGCTTGGTCACTTATGCAGACTCATTAGCTTTTCAAACTAACCTTATGTATCAGCAGTTTTTCTTTGATAAGGCTGTGGAAGAAAAGAACGAGGCTGTCTCGCAAATCAAAAAGTTTTTAAACGTAACATGAAATACAAAGCGCGTTTTGTTATCCCAAATGTTTCCGCCCAAAAAATTGGGGTCAATTTGACTTCAACTTATTTGGTTGATGTCGTTTCCTATAAAAACCCATTTCTTTATGTTACGATTCTAGATGGCGAACTAAAAAATACTTGCCTTCTTGTTGAACAGCAGGGAAATGTTTTCAAGGAGTATTGCCTTGTCATTTCTGGCTGGATGAACCATAACTACTGGACTCAAGACTCCTACCTTTTCCAAGGTGCAATTGAACTATTCTCCACAAATGATAAAGTACTATAAGCCAACATCGACTTTTTCCGTCCTTGCTGATAATCCAAAGCTTGGACTTCCTTATCAAACAATTACTCTTTACAAAGACGAGCCATTCTCTGTAGAGAATAAACAGAAAGATCTTTTTGATTCCTCAATCGAATATTGGACAAATGTCCAAGGCTGGGTTCTCAAAATCACTCAAAACGAATTAGATAATTTAATCCACGCCTAATATGATGACTAAAAAAGAACAGGAAGAGAAAGTATTCTCTGAACTGTCAAAGATTAAAACCGATGTTGAAGATTTTGTCGGCAAGAAAATTACCCGAAAGAACTTCAAAAAAGTCATCGTTCAACTAACTCAAAAAATTGCTGGTTCAGAAGATGAATCTGCCACGCCCGTAGAATTTCAAAAGAAGGTTTCAAACTTTTTTGAGGTTTGTCATAGCTGTCTAGGAGACGTTATCTGGTCAGAGCTTAAAGAAAAAGGTCTTATTGTTAAAATTTGCTATGGAGATGAGGTGATGTCCGTTTGGAATATCCCGATAAAGACATTTTTTGTCAGTCAAGATAACTTCACTACTACCACAACTTTAATGGCGAAAAGCCTGCTTGATTGCATGGTAGCGTTTTTCCTCAGCCCTAACTTGCGTTCGCTAGTAATGGAAGGCGATCAAGACGCCATCAAGACTCTTTACAATTCTTTTAATCGCCCATCTGCGAGTTCGACCATTATTAATTTAAAGTTGATGCGAGATAACTTTCCAGAGTTCTACGAGTACATCACAACAAAGCTTGATGTAATGACCGTAGAAGGAATGGAAAAGTACGCCAAGGATAAGCTGAAGCAAGAAAAGCGCACCAATGCCAGAAAGAAAAATCGTTCTGTCAACCGAACCTAATTGGTTTGGACTTGGGGATGCAATTTGGTTTTTCCCCACACTAAAAAAATTAAGCTCAGTTTTTAAACAAAAGGTAGATGTTGTGACCCAGCATCCACAATTGTTTAAAACAAACCCTTATGTTGGCTCAATCTTTTCTCTAAAAGATTTTGATTTTGATTCTCAGCAAGGTAATCCATTTTGTTTTCGTCCTTTGTCGGGACCAGATCCCTTGTGGTTCAACATAAACATTAAACAGTTTATCGCAAATAAATGCGGATTTTCTCTTTTGCCAGAAGAAGAGCAGATCATTTTTTTGCCAGAAAAACGAACTACAAACGATCAAATAAGTGATTATGTTTTGATTAACGCCTCTATT